AAAAGTTATCACTATTTATACTAGTTTTAGAAGAAGTCGTTACTAAAATTAAGAAGTAATTGATTACCATTTGACATTCTTGGATATGATGAATCACCAACTACACTATCTTCATCCATTGTTTGTGTACCAGCATTTGTACCTTCTGCTAAGTTATCAAAGCTTCTATCAAATTCTAAAAGCGTCATATTGCCACCTTGAAATTGACCTAATTGCACAGGAGCAAGTGTAAAGGTTTGTTGTGTTGGTAGAATTTGTTGAACAATATGATTAGTTGCATTAAACTGGAAGATTGCAACATCTGCCACACCAGTAAATTGTGGACCTGTAGAATCCGCAACACCTGGAGGCATGATTAAATAATCTGGTTCTGCTATACTAATGATCTGAACTTCGCCAGCAACGTACATACCAGCAGGATGAACAAATAATTTATATATGTCTCGCCATGTATTTATAGGTAATGTAGACTTTATGAGCAAAGCATATTTTTGATACAGCTTATCATCAGTTATATATCTTTGATCATCAGGTCCGATACGAGATGCAGATACTGTAATCTCTGGTGCATATGGAGTAATGCCGGCATTATGATTTTCTTTTTCTTTTTCTAAATCATGTACATTACCAACAATAAAAATATTTTCTTTTGTATATCTAACATCTACAAATGAATTAAAGAACACTCTGAAGAATTGTTCGATACTATACTTAGTACCTTTCGATTTATATAGAGTACTAGAATAATCTGCAGCCTCTCTTTTATTCTTAAAGCCTTCAAAGTATTGTTGACCTAAAAGTAATTCATCTTCTATAAAAGATAACAGGTCTATATCGACCTGTGTAATATCACGACTTAAAAATAATTCATCTATAAGTTTTGTTGGTGATACATCACTATCAGAATAATCATAATAAGCTTCAAGGAATGATGCAAACTTAGGGTATTCAGTCTGAAAATATTCAGGTAAAATACCACTAACTTGTTTTTTATCTTGAACCGAGATAGCTCGTCGATTAATATCGCGTAATGTTTTATCTAGTGACATATTAGCTCGTTGTAACTACTGTTGCTTGTACGAATGATGGTCCATCATCATATACAACAATTTGATTTTGACCAGGTGAAGATACAGATGGATTAGCTGCATCACCTGATATTTTAATATAGTTATTACCACCTATAATACTATCTATTCTAATACCTACTAGTTTTACAAAACCTGTAGATGGAGAATATTCTCCTATATTATCTACATAAACTGTATCAGTTGCTGTTGCAATTAATTGTAGCTTATAACTATCTAATTGATTTCTTATTTCAACACGATTGCCATCAACAAAAAACGGTGTAGACTGTATTACAGCTTTTTCATCATTTGGTTCTGCAATAGGTGACGCATATCTTAGTTCAACTGATTCAGTAGTACCTATAAAAGGAACAAATCTTTTTTGTAATTTTAAATCTGCACGTGAAGAAAGAACAGATGGATCAACTTCATCTACTAATGATAATAAGTTTGATCTACGAAATGATTGATCGAATAAACCTGTGTTATCTTCAAAATATTGTTGTACAACATTTTCAACTCGGCTTTGAATCTCTTGTATAGAAGAAGATGTAAACTTAGGATTAAATTGAAATCTAACTTCTGTTTCAAGAAATGTAGTGTCTGGATCTTGAAACTTAATATCAAATGTAATAACCTGCAGTTGTTTTCCCAATGCAATTATATCACCTTTTGTTTTGTCAATAGTTGCCTGAGTTACATCGTCTTTAAATACTATAGACATAAAAACTACGCCATATTCTTTACGTACAGCATCTTCGCCACCATATGCTTGAATATCTTTTATGAGATAACCAAAGTTACGCTTGACAAGTGTAGCATAATCGACTGCTGTAACCATACGGTTTTGAGATGCATAAGAGAATGGTGCATTCTTACGAATAGATTCTAATGTTTCAGCTTCAGATCCAGAAACTGATTTAGTTACAGTAGTGGTTGTAAGATTAAAAGAATTTGTACCAGCCGCTGTTGTAACATTTACTTGCGATAATGGTGTAAACGTTGTGGCTCCATTTGCATCTGGACCATTAGTAGAAAGATATTCTACTACTATTTTATTTCCTGCTTCTGGTGCTTTACCTAATGTAAATCCATCACCAAAAGATAATTCATAAAAGCCATTAGGTGTTTCACGTAAGATATAAACTTTAGATTCATCATCAATCGTGTCTGCTTCTTTTAAATCTGTATATGTAGCAAATGTTGTTGTAGTTAAATCATCAAATACACTTACAAATGCAGTTGTCGTATCGATATTTTTATCAGGTATCACATACGTAGTGTCAATAGAATTTTCACTAACAATAAAGGTTTTACGTGTATTTGTACCTTCTTTAATTGTAATGTCTGCTCTATCTAAATTGTCTTTAAATACATATAAACCAAAGCCATCGTCAGTAGCAGTTATAGTTCCTGTTGTCTCAAATGTATATTGTATATCATCAACTGTAGTATTAAATCTTGTTCCTCGAGGAAGAGATAACACAGATGGCCGACCTGCAAGATTACCGGTATTCACTGATAAATTAACAGTTGCAGATGATGCTACTTTTGATGCAGGCATATAGCCAATTGCTTCTGCAAGTGATACAACCGATGATCTTAATTGAGCTGTAGTTAAATACGATTCATTCAATGCCATGTTTGCAATCAATGCATTATAATGCGTATTATATGCTAATACGTCAAGAAGATTAGAAAGACCAGAACCTTCATAGTTATAGTCTGCAAACTCTGTATTATTTTTTAACGATAACTTTAGATTATTTTTAATCGTTGTAAAATCTAAGTCAGTCGATCTAATTGTAGTTACCATTTATCTTAACCTCGATATAGTAGTTTCTAAATCAATAATCTCTCCGGTCGTCAAGATTCTGAACGTAAGTCTAACTCGTAGTGTATATGCATCAGGATTGCTAATAATATTAATATCCATAACTTTTGCACGAGGTTCATACGTATGTAATGTAGATCTTATATCTTGTTCTATAGATCTATCCATATGTGAATGAGCAAGTTCAAATAACATACCTGTTATATTCGAACCAAAATTCATATTGAACGGTTTTTCGTATCGATTCGTAGAAACTATATTTTTTACAGATTGCTTAACTGCATCCGCTTCTAATTTTTTATAGATGTCTCCACTGGGTTTTTTATCAAACAACAAGTCTATGTCAGAATACTTTTTTATTCTCGATGTAAGTATCGAGCTAGATAAGTTTCCGTCTTCTATCGATAGTTGTCGTGCCATGTTATACCTTTTTCATCTATTTATAACTTTATTTCGACTAATGCATCATTAGATTGCACGTTATTATTATAGAGTGTCTGTACATCACGTTTAAATCTAATATCAGTGAATGAAGTTATATCTGGTATCTCAATTATAATTTGTGCATTGAGATCGCCAAATGGATCGTATGAGTCATAATCTAATGTAAGTTTGTCAAAATAACCTACTTCGCTCCATGCCTTTGCCAAATCAAAGGTTGCAGCTAAGTCTATATTCCCGGTTTGATCATTGAGTTCGAAGACTAATGCTCTACCTTTATTTCTTAAATCAAGTATACTACCATTCGAAAGCTTTTCTTCTTGCAATTTACCTGGTGGTCCAATACCATATGTCTCTGGACTATAGTAACCTTCAACAACCTTTAATGAATAGTTTTCGAACTCAGTTGGCGTATGATTACTATTTGATACCGTTTTCATTAATTCAGACATAATAAAGTAATTCTTTGCTATCTGTTGTTTAACAGCATTAGATAAACCATTAAACTTACCATGATCATCAGCACCGATAAATTTACCTACTGATGTATCGTGATTAATAATAGTATTTGTTGTTACTGTACCAAGAATATTGTTTTTAAACTTAAGCTCAGGTATGATATTCCATTTTACTTTACGTTCACCTGTTTTAAATTTTTGTACCTTTGCGACACCGCTCACTTGACCTAATGGATTCACACCACGCTGTGAGTTTGCCGTTGATGTTACTGCAATTCTACCAAACTCTTTAGGTTGACCTTGTGCATAATTAGCATTCATTACACCAGATGCAACTTGATATGCCGTAAACTCTGCAAAGTCTCTATTTGTTTGTTCTCTCATCTTAGATCTAACTTCTTCTGTAGAATAGTCACGTACAAGAAGTTGATTCTTGAGATAGTCATCAACATCAATATGAATTTTACGTATACCACGATCTCCTACAGTGAGATAAGAATTAGTCATACCTACTGTTGGATTAGCGGTTGCTGTATGAGTAATACTACCTGAACCACTTCCGCCGCCACTTCCATCAACTAATAAATCACCTACTGAATTAAAAATGCTGATTCCTGCTCCACCGCCTAAGCTACCAGCAGTCACTGCATGATCCGCAGTACCTTTTAGATTACCATGGAATGAAGATCCGTAATGTACTGTAGTACCTCCACCTATTGTACCTCTATTACCTGCAACTGCAATATCGGTTGCTACAATATTAATATCAGGAGAAGATAAGTTTATCTGTTGTTCAGATGTGAATATACTTGGTCCCTTTGATACTATTTCTTGTGAACCTTCTGTTGCTACTACCAGATCCCCTTTTGTGACAAGAGTTTGCGTACCCAAAGTAAGGTTCGTAGTATTGCCTGCAATACTCTGTATAAAATTACCTGAAACCGAATTACCAGAATTTCCAAATATATTCGTTGACGCATCATTGTCAATCTGTTCGGTTTTACTGCCTCGAGCATGGACTTTATAATCTCTACAATTGACATTAAAATCACCTGTTACATTAAGAGTTAAATTACCTTTGTAGGATAGGTTTGCATCACCTTCTACAATTACTTCATTACTACCATGACATACCTCTACTTTATTCTTTGTAGATACAACAAGTACTGTACCGTCTGGCCTGACCTCGATGCCAGCACCTGTCTTGTGCCTTAGCATTATTCGTTCGCCGCCAGGTGTGTCATTAAACTCTATGACATGACCTGATGCGGTCTCTCTAATGTCGGCCATTCCATATTGTGTCGATGCTGCAGGTTCTACCTCAAGATCTATATTCTTAACAGATCCACCTATTGATAACTGTTTACCACCGCCACCTCTTGCAGCTTCGTTTATAGATGACTGATTATGATTCGTTTTACGAGGATATTGACCGGCAGGATCTGTAAAAGCAGCATCGTTTTTACCTTGCGTATCAGTTTTTCCTTTACCGAATCTTAGAATCCGATCTACATATTCGTCGTTTTCTGTACTCAT